AGATCATCATTGAATTATTATTCTGACCGTGAAATGAGACGACCTCTTTTTGCATTTATGTAATTGTGATCGGTGGCTAATGAAAGACTATTCTCCAATTCTCCGTTCTTCATGCTTTCCATTGCCAATTGTTCCTGCGAAATGGTAATGCCATGGAAATTGATAATTGATTGGGCCATTGCGGCCGCTTTCGCTTCCGCTTCCGCGCTCGCTTCCGCTTTGGCAATTGCAACAGCGCTTGCAACAGCGCTCTTTTTATCTTTATAGCCGAGCAGAAAACAAAGGCCCGAGCCAATGAGCCCAATTAGCAATATTGCTGAGAATGCGGGCGCTCCCATCGGCGCGGCATTCCTTGCAAGGATAATGCCGCCGATAAAGCCGATAATAACTCTTATCATAACGAGTATTCCTCTGTGAGAATGTCTGCGCAATGCTCGCAAATATTCCCGTCGTACATGTCTAAACCGGTGCTGACAAAGAAATCGCATTCTTCGCCGCATTGTTCACAGATTTGGGTTTCGTCCATTTTCAGTGCCATCCTCCGGTAGTTGTCATTTTCTTTTAGCCTCCGCTGCTTTCGCTTGAATGGCGTAACGAGTATCGTATGCTCTCGCTACTCTCTTTTGGAAACGATGAATGTATCTGTCGGCAGGCTTTCCTCTCCGGAGTGTATGCATTTCGTATGCCCGTGCCGAGAATGCTATCGGAAATGGTAAGCCGATGTCGTAGCACGTGCATATCCAACCGTAATTAGTATTGTCGCGTAATTGCTTCAATACCTTACTTTCATGCTGCGACGTATAAATCAGGTCGTGACCGTCTTTCCGTGTCTGTGACAATTTCTCGTACCATTTAGGGTCGAGTTTTTGCCAGACGGTATATGAAAGTACTAAATGTACTTCGTCGCAGAATATGAGTCCAGGAGGCAAATAAGGGTCAACAATATCGTCATACTCAATTTGCATGACGTTTGGATGATTGATCGGAGTAACAGAATAGCATTGCCTCCCCGCGTCCGCTGCATTGAGTACACGTCTTACCCCTTCATATGTTTTTCCTTGACCGGGAAGTCCGAAAATTCCTTCGATCATCGCACTTTCCTTACAATGACGAAAATGCACGCAGCGATGAACAATGCTCCGATTCCGATAAGCGGAATATGGTACGTGAACCGTCGAATTGATTGCCAAATGACGGCATGTGAAATGTATGAAGTAAGGTGATGAATTCCGCTCGAATGGTGAACATATGTCAACATTCTAATCGCTTCCCCAGAATTGATGATAAACCCAAAGGATTGCGTCCCATCCGTACAATGCGAGCATGATAACGACCGCGGAAACAATGCAAAGAATTAACGTACAAACGGGAAACAATGCATTTAGATTAGCAACGGCGGAAATCGCGCTAGTAGGACTAGAGAAACTCGGCATGGAGAACGATGGAAACAGTGAAGTTAGGGCGTCAATGCTCGCGAGGAATGCCGTGACTATCAGATTAGTAATCACGTTGATTCCTTTCCACCGAAACTACTGCCGATGCGTCGCCAGGCCCACCAAACAAAGCCACCGATAATACCCACTTGCATAACAGCGTATATCGTCTGTCCTTTAGGGTCGGTTTGCATTGTGTTTCCTGCCGATCCTACAGGGTCGAACACTGTCCCCGCAGGCTCGCCAGGGACGGGGAATCCGTAGGTTGTACCGTCACCTGCACATGTTGGCAGACACGCATTCCATATGTTGTAGACGCTGTTTAGATAATCAACGCCGCCGCTCATTATGTTGATCGGAGGATGCGAGGAAATGCTAGTAGCCTTTGTTTGCCACTGCGTCATTTGGCTAGGCGTCGGCTCGAATGCCCACGTCAGAACGCATTTTACCGGAACAAATACCCAATCAATAGGATTCCACGATATCGCACCGGATAGACAATTAGTAATACTGCCGTCGGCGGGAGCAGGAGGATTTGCAGGCTCGGTCGCAACGTCTACGCATTCATCACTGGACAGCGTATACGGTCCCCATTGACACGTTACGTATTCACCTTTAGCGTTTATACGAGCAGGCTCCGTCGCATTAGCGCCGCTAGGCACGGTTTGAATGCTGATCGTCGGACCGGATTTCGGCCAATCATGCCAACCCTGGCACAAAATGGTGCCGGTGCAATTTGTTAGAGTGTTATCAGGATTGTGCTTGATAAGAGTCATTGTGCAGGAATCCGGTAGCGGGCATTCCGGAAAGCCTACGGTCGGCATGTAATTAGATGGCGCGGTCCAATCCGGAATTGGTGACGATACACTCGATCCGTCACTGTCGCGAGTTGTAGGCGTCGTGAATTTGGTACCGTAAGTTCCGACAGGGCAATCGGGTACGGCTATGGATGGTAAAGAGTCTCCCCCTTGACCGTCCGTATAGTGGAACGGCGTACCCGTTACTGTAGTGATGTTTCCGTTACTGTCACTGCATTGTCGAGTAGGCGTAGACGTGAGAGCAGTTGCGCCGGGCGTAATGTTTGCGTTAGGGCTTCCGAAACCGGCAGGATATCCGACCGCATAGTTTTGACCGTTTCCGCTACAATTGGCAATAGCCTGACCGGTCGTGCAAACGTAAGGGTATGCCGTCGTGTCTTTAGATACTACGATTCCTGTAGGTGCAGCGTTCCCGCATGCACTACCAATAGAATTACTAGTGCTGCTAGTAGTTGCTACGCCCGCATATACGTGAGAGGTGCCGCAAAATTGTTGAACGTAAGAATGAACACTCGACGGAACGACGACAGTGAACATATACCAGATTCCGGCATTGTTGTCATTCGTGTTTGTGTCCTGTACCGGAGCGGAAATCGAATAGCCGGATACAGATACGGCAGGGTCGGCATAGGTATCAGTATGCCCGCTTGCCCAATGCCAGAGCATCGAAAAACCCTTACGTAAGCCCATTCCGATTCCATAGCCGACACCTAAGCCACCGATTGCTACTGCTGTAGGTCCTAGTGATCCTACGGCTGTTGCGGAAACGCCTACTTCGCCGATACTGCCGCCTGTCATTGTGAGGAATTCGGCTACGGTGTTGGGCATAGTAACCGGAAATGGTAGCAAGGGGTCGGCGTATGCCGGTTTTTCTAGCCCAGGGTTGAATAGTACCATCCAAGCCGAGAAAACAATGACGAGTGTAGACACGAGAACGGGAGGGTACTCCCGCGTTTTGGTAAACATGGGAATACCCTCCCGAACTTAGGTGGAAAACCTACCGGCTCTTGACAGCCTTCCGGCCCCAAGAAACGAGAACGGAAATCCCGAGCACGGCGACCATGAGGCCGAGTGCAGCGGGCACGACGTACGACAAGAATTGGCCCTTGAGGTCGTCGATGAACGATGCTCCGGCCCCTCCGGTCGCGTCCGTCGTGGTGGCGAATGCCGCCGTAGGCGCAACGATCACTGTGATCGTGGCGAGCACGGTAGCAATGCGGGCACGAGTCCGCGTCCAGATGCGGGGACGCTTGCTCGTGGTGTTCTCCGCCACGGTGGCGGGAATGGTGAGAGTCTCCATTGGGAAACCCCTCTCTGTGTTCTCTCCCGCCATTGCGGGGAGTCTTTGGGTATTCATCGTCCGATGGCGTGAACGGCTGCTTTGGCGAGCGCTATCGTTCCGCCTGCGATGAATCCGGCGCTAATGCACGTCATGAGTAGCGTAAAGTCTGTCATGCTCTCACCGCTTTCCGCGCCATGCCGATAATCATTCCCGAAAGAACGATGCAGAATGCGGCGGCTAGAATGATTCCTGTCAGGTATGTAGGCCATGACGACGACCAATTGCCATACGCCGTATCGCTCGAATTGAACGACGGATCGGGCGAGACTGTTGAAGTTGTTGCCCATCCCGTCACCGCGCAATGCTGTAACGTCGCATCCGTAGCGTCTTGCTGACAATCCCACGAATTTGCAACAGCAGGATTACCGTCTGTTGGGTATGGGGTCGGTGTTATCATCGTTCGGACCCTGTATTACCGAACATCCGTAACGCTAACAAGGCTGCTAGTAGTCCTGCCAATGTCGAAATTCCGATAGGCAGAAAGACTGCTATTCTGTGAGTGTCTTCCGCTTGTTGACACTGTGCCGGTTGTTGCGTGTAGGGGGTTTCCGAAGTGCAGTACACTTCCACCCCATTTTGAGAGTATGAGGAAAGCGAGTAGAACGATTCCGCAGAGGAATAGCGGTTTGACGAGAACGCGGACAATAACAAGGAATGTTTTTGCAATTCCCGGCTGTTGTACCCCTCGCCCGTTGCCAGGAAGATGGGAAAACTTAGAGCAAGGATCGCCATTATCGGCAGGGCCATGCAGAGAACAGATATCCTCAGCGAAACGTGTTCTTCCGCGACCATCTTTTGATGTACGTGTTTGCTCGACAGGTAATGACTCCGTTTCGCTTTCATGGATATTCCCATCGAAGTCATTTACGCTTAGTATCGGCACGGTCACGGCGCGTAGCACCTTTCGGGCCATCTGTCAATCGTACTTTCGGACACTTTCATTCATACTTTCGGGTATTTCATCATCACCCATATGGGTGATGCGTTCTTGATACACCGGATGGGAGGATGGCCACGGCCGTAAAGCGTGGGACCATCCTGGCCCATCCGGCTACCCCCTCTAGGGAGGCAATACCAATGGTAGACAAGTCATCGACGCCCGCAACCCCCGAGCCCGTCGGTCTTTCGTCGGCCGATCTCGCGTCTATCAATTCTTTTGATGATGCGACACGACTTATCAACGAAAAGTTGGGCGGGCAGGTTGCAGATGTCCAAGAGTTGGGCGACGGTTTCGCGTTGCTCGACAACAAGGACACTTTGATCGGCGTTCCGTTCATCATCCTGCAAAGCGTATTTCGTAAAGGGGACTATGGCCCGTATGTTTCCTGTCACGTCGTTACGCAGGACGGGCGTAAGTTCATCATCAACGACGGTTCGGCCGGTATTCGGGATCAGATTTCGATGCTTTGGGAGCGGAAGCCCGAGACAAAGGGTAAGCCGATCGCATGCCGCAACGGTCTGCGAAAGTCTACCTACAATCACCCGGTACACGGTCCGTCCGTGACATTCTATCTCGACACTTCCGCCTGAGAACATTCACACAATGGGCGAGGCGGAATTTCAAACCGCCTCGCCCATTTCTCATGTTTACGGGGAGGATTCAAAGTGTCAAACGTTGAAGATGATTGGGACGACGAGTTTTATGAAGTTTGGAAATCAGGTACCGACAGTCTCTCAGATGAAGATTACGATTCTTTTGCGGCGGCCGGAGCGGAATTATTTGAGTGGGCATGGGGCAAGGAACAAGGTTTTACGCCCGAGGAACTAGCATCATATCGCGAACTTTTTGAAACGTGGGTTGCCGAATACTCTATCGACATTCACGATTTTGATTGGGATGCATGGCGTGATTGGTATGAGTCTGCATGAACGTAAAGGACTCTGAGATAAACGTCTATCATCGCGGGCGCACCGTACGCGATCCTATGGATGCCTATTTCATCGCATGGGATGGCGAAGGAATTACGCCGCCGGGACAGTCACGACAGAATTTCGTACTGTTCGGAAACAGTAAAGGCTACTACGTATCCGCAAACCGTCTACGTACGCAAGAATGTCTCGACTTGATCTTAGCCACCGAAATTGAACACAAGAACGCTATACACGTAGGCTTTGCATTCGGCTACGACACAGAAATGATCCTAGCCGATCTTTCGATCAAGCATATGACACTCTTGAAACGTAAAGGCTACGTGAAATGGCGTGGCTACCGTATCGAATACCGTCGCGGGAAATGGCTACAGATAGGCGGGCGTGACTCTCAGGGTAACAAAGTGTCAGCGCGTATATGGGACGTATGGGGATTCTTTCAAAAGTCTTTCCTTGCCGCTCTAGATGAATTCCTCGGTACGGATAATGAAACTCTCGCGTTTGTAAAATCTGGCAAAGACGCTCGCGGTCAATTCACGTACGAGCAATTAGAAACATTCATCATGCCGTATTGGCAAGCGGAATTGCGGCTAACCGTCGATCTTATGAATAGTTTGCGTGACAGTCTCTACGGTGCAGACTTGAAAATCCGACAATGGCACGGTCCCGGCGCAATTGCATCCTACGCACTACGCAAAAACAACATGGTATTAGCAATGGACAAAGAAATTTGCGAAGAAATCAACCGTGCCGCTCAATTTGCATATGCAGGCGGAAGATTTGAACTATTCAAACTCGGGCGGGCTAACCGTCCGGTATTCGCGTACGACATTCGATCAGCGTATCCGTCCGCTATCGCGGAATTGCCTAACCTTCGAACGGGAGAATGGTCGCACGTCAACGCTCCAAAGCGGATAGCACGTTTCGGCGTGTACCGTATCCGTTTTTCCTGTAGCGCACTTATGACGGATAAGCCTATGCCATTTTTCTATCGCGATGAAAGGTGCGCCGTTCATTTCCCTAACGTCGTTGAAGGGTGGTATTGGTCGCCCGAGGCTAAACTAGCACAATATCTAAACGGCGACGCTACCATCATCGAAGGATGGGAATACGACGACGACGACGAAAGACCATTTTCATGGATAGCTGACGTTTACAATCAACGCGCAGAAATGAAACGGTCCGGTAATCATTCTCAGATTGCGCTCAAACTCTTGATGAATTCAATTTACGGGAAGATGGCTCAGAGAGTGGGATGGGAACAATCAGGAAAGCCTCCTGCATGGCATCAATTAGAATGGGCAGGGTACGTAACTTCCTCTACACGTTCAAAACTCTTTAGAGCAATGCTAATGGCTTATCAGCGAAACGGTTTACTCGGCGTAGAAACCGACGGTATATTCTCCACTGCCGAACTTCCGCTAGAGATAGGCGAATCTCTCGGTCAATGGGAAGTAACCGAATATGAAGATATGATTTACCTACAGTCAGGATTTTACTTCAAAAAAGTTGACGACAAATGGATAGGCAAGTATCGCGGATTCGATAAAGGGAGTCTCTCCGTCGAAGATGCAATCACAACCCTTTCCGAATGGAAACCCTGGACCAAAGAACGAGGAATAATCATCGGCACAACTACGCGCTTCGCAACAATGGGACAATATCTCAGAATGGAAAACCCCGACGAATTGCGGAACGTTTGGCAAACAACGCCTAGATATCTAGCGTTAGGCGCCGATGGAAAGCGAGTCCACCGACCAGAATTCTGCAAAGCCTGTCAAAAAAGAATTTCCGCTAATGAATCCATGCATACGCTAACCGTAACCTATCCCGTCGGCGGATTATCCCATCCCCATAGTCTGCCATGGTACGGGGACGCTCTCCCTAATGCATTTCGCGATATAGAGGAAGGGATCACAGAATATGCGTAAGGACAGCCTCGGCCGCCAGATTGTTGCCAAACGACGTAAGAACACTGCCGTACGTTCCTTATGTTCTTGCGGACATTCCATCCTCTATAAAAGTTCTCCCTACGACGGAGATATTGTGTGGTGTGTCCGCTGCGATGATGCTACGGAAGTCATCACGTCCATCGTGATAAGTTCACCCGTTCGGAGTATTGTGATCCTCACAGATGATGCCGATACTTAGATCATCAACCACAACGGAGAAAGGGTTTTATCAATGGAGCGTCGTCGCTACACACTTGGGACCGTAGTTCGCGACATTGACGGCACCGAGTATCGCGTGAGCGGTTTCCTTCCCGATGCTCAGTACATCATCACGGATGTATATGGCCGTCGTTTTCGCGCGTACCTAGGTATAACGGCTGTTCGCATCGTTGGCAGGTATGAGCAATGAGAACTTGGGAGGAAAACAACATGGACAGTCGCGAACTACGGGTAGCAACGTCCGATGTCCGGCCGGGGGACTACGTAGAGGATTACAACGTAGTCATTTCATACATCGAACGTGTAGACTACGCACTTTTCCGCGCGTTCGGTTTCAAGCCTGTTGGTTATGCCTACGGCGGCTCTACTGCTGTTCCGGCTACTGTTCTGTTGGAAGATGGAGAGTACGTCACTGTTTACCGTTTCGAGCAGAAAGAGGGTAAGTGAACAATGGTCCCCGAAATCACGCTTACGACGATGGAGTCTGCGGGTATCGTTCTCGCGGCACTTCAGACAGAGATGCAGCATTCCCAGCGTTGCGCTCTCCGTTATCTTCAGGAACCTTCGCTGCACGATTTCTACGTCTACCGGGCGAACCGTTGCCGTGATCTAGTTGAAGCGGTCGCGGCGCAATTCTCCGCTCTTTGGGATGCTGAGATTGGTACGCCCGAAACCCTTGCCATCCCGTCGCAGCACGTGCAATAATCAACTCATCGGCTAGTCAACCCTCTAGGGAAGGAACGATCATGGCAACACTGGACCTCTCCGCTCTGACCGTCAAGGACAGCAAGGCGCCGACCGTCAAGCGTGGTCGGACGGCTCGCGAGAATCCGTTCATTGACACGGCGCTCGACTCGTACAAGCGGAAGCAGGGTAAGAGCGTTGTTGTGCCCAACGGCGTAGTCTCTGCGAAGTCAGGGCGTGACAAGAACGTGACAAGCGTTCTCACGCTGATCCGTGCCGCTGCCGCTCATCACGGCAAGGGCGTTTCGGTGGAGATTCTGCCGGGTAAGGAAACGACCGAGGTTCGTTTCATCGTCAAGGACAAGTCGCCCCGCAAGGCTCGCGCTCGTAAGAACGCTGCGTAGGAAGTACGGAGAGTGGAACTCCCTAACTCCACCCTATCGATGAAGCCCCGCTACCTACTAGCGGGGTTTCGTCGTGCCGGGTGGCATTGTAGCCGGGTAGCCGGGATCGCGGTTGCCGTCATGGCGGGCGTCGTGGCGTTCTTGACGGTTCCTACCGGGCGTGAGTTGAACGATGTTTCGGCGGCGTATCAGCCTGCATGGTGGCTCGTTCATCATGGGACTATGCGTCTACCGTTTTCGGCGTTACCGTCTGACCATTCAGAATTTCATTTAGTAAATGGACATTGGGTTTCGGATCGTATGCCGGGAATGATTTACACTGTCGCGGCGTTTTCATGGTCGCATTTTCCGAAAACGGGAAGCGTTATTGCAATGGTGTTGTTTACATCATTGTCAGTGTTTCTCATTCATCGTTTATGGGGAATGCGAGCCGTGGCAATTGCTACGTTGTGTTCTCCGTTGTTGTTCGTCGGCGGGCATCAATTCTGGCCCCAGACAATTGATATTGCGTTGTTACTGCTCGCGTTATGGTGCATCTATGACGGGCGGCAGTATTATTGGGTGATCGGGCCCATTGTCTTTTGGGTGACAATGACGCGACCGCCATTCGGATTGTTCATGATCGGACTATTGTTCTTGTACGATCGTCGGACACTATGGCATTCTGTCGGCGGTTTTATTGTTGGGATGCTCGGCGTTCTCATTTATACTCACCACTATTTCGGGATATGGAGTTTTCAAGGCGGGTACGCTTTAGCGCATAGAGGAAAGACAAGTGTTCTCAGCATTCTCTATGATGGATTATTGTCGCCACAACGCGGATTGTTGTTTTACACTCCGTGGGTTGTGTATGCATTTCGTAATACGCCGATGAAATGGATAATTGGCTTTACGAGCGTTTATCTGTTCGCTGTTTGGCATTTTTATGACGTATGGGGAGGCGACGGCTATTTAGGTTATCGGTATGCATTGCCGTTAGCCATTGTTGCGTTGCCATTGATCCTCGATTTGACATTTGGAAAAGTCGCATTGTTGGGATGGTCGTTCGCCATTTCGACATGGTGTCTTTTCAACGACCATTTCCAATATCATAATCCGCTGCGGAATGCGAATTTGTTACCAATAGGATTATGGCAATGGGGAATTATTGGATTGATAATCACTATCACAATTTATGGAATGCGAAAACGGACAATTGTTTGAGCGATTTCTTTATGATTTCAATGATGATCT